CGCGGTGTTCGCTCGCTGGCAATCTGCCTGGATCAACCGGCCCGTTACCTGGGATGGGTTCCAATGGGACTACCAGCAATTCCATTGGGGGGGGCTGCTGTCTGGCCAGGCCGGCGCCGAACAGGCCGCGCTGACCCTGCCGGCTACCCCCTCAATCCGAGCACTGGCGGAGCAGGCGCTGCTAGGAACATGGCTGGCAACGATCGAGGTTTACGCCTCGCTCGATGATGGGAGCGCCGACGCTGGCCCGCCGGCTGGTGCTGTGCTGACGAGCTCCACCGTGGGGGAGGTGATCTCCGCATCGGGCGGGCTTACATCGCTGACCCTGACACTGGGATCGGCTCTCTCTCCTGTCGGTGCACAGTTCCCCCCCAGGGCAGCGACCACGGCCCTGATCGGCGTTCCATGTAGGTTCTGACCATGCCCGCCAGCATCCCCCCCAGACCGAACCTGCCGGCTGCGTTCTCGATCGGCCGACCCGGTGAGGGGCAGGTCAGCTACTCCAGGCCCATTGACCAGCCTTGGCATCCGTTCCAGCTGGAGCATGCCCGGTCCCAAGGGATTGATCTCAGCGGCACCCCATCTCCCAGGCTGGCCCTGCCGGGGCAGCGCGAGGCAGCAGCAGGGCTTCCGCCCCCCCCAGCGGCACAGGCCGCGGCGGCTGGAAACTCACCGCTCCAGGTGACGCAGGCCGCTATGGCGATCGGCGAGCCTATCCCGGTGGTGTTCGGCCGCCGCCGCGGCAACGTCGGTGGGGTGCTGGTGTTCCCGCGCGCGACGGAATGCAGGTTCGAGAACACCAGCAGCACGGTAACCAGCCGCTATCACATGGTGGTTTCGGAGGGCCGGCTCGGCTCCATTCAGCGGCGGGATGTGCGCTGCGGTGAGAGTCGGATCGGGACCTATTCGCAGAACTACGGGATTCGTGCCGGAAGCTGGCTACCGGGGAATGTCGCCACTGCGCAGACCGGTTACACGGTGCCGACGTTCCCGACGTACTGCGGCGGCGGCGGCAACTACGAGGGGATCACCACCATCGAGGCCGGAGCGACGTTCCCCGGTGGCTCTGATGATTGGCAGCAAGGGTGGAACCTATTCGTCAGGGATGGGCTGCAGATCGATCGGGGCCGGCTGCTAGATGGCGTGGTCGGATCCTCTGACAACATCGCCGACCTGGTGCTATGGGCGCTGCAGCGGTCGGGCAGGGTGCCGGCTGCGATGATCGATCTATCCTCGTTCACCGCCGCGGCCAGGTTTGTAGAGGCCAACGGCCTCTGGTGCAATGGCCAGTTCAGCGCCTCCGTCAATCTCGGGGATTGGCTGCTGGGGATCCTGCCCCACTTCCTGTTGCGCGAGACGAGGGTAGGCGGCAGGTACGGGCTGCGGCCCCTGCTGCAGACCAACAATGACGGCACTATCAAGACTGCGGCCATCGTGCCGCGGTGGGTGCTGACTGAATCAATCGTCTTGCCGGATTCGCTGCAGACCGATTACACCGATGCGGCAACGAGGCGGCTGCCGCTGCTACAGATGATCTGGCGTCAGCAGTACGACGATGCCGATGTGCCGATCGTCCGCACCCTGCCGGTAGGCGATGGCAACAGCACGACGCCAGAGCAGTATGACCTGAGCCAATTTGCTACCACTGAGCTTCATGCTGCCAGGGTTGGAGCGTATCGGCTGGCGCGGCGCACAATGTCAACCCATACCGCAACGGTGAACCTCAGGCCTGGCACACAGACCAGCGCCATCATGCAAGGTGATGTGGTTCAGCTCTACCTACAGGTCGAATCTGACCGGGAAGCGGCTGGCGTCTTCAATCACTTTTATACGGTCGAATCCGTGGGAACCGACTGGACAGGCCAGGAGCAACTGACGCTCAGCCACCTACCGGTAGACGCCACCGGACGGAGCATCATTGCCAGGGCCGTAGCAGAGGTGACACCGCCCGGGGTGATTCTGCCTAGTCAGCGGGTCGGCGCCACTGGCGACATTCCAGGGGCCGCGACTGATACGACAGTGCCGGCCTCCACCACCAACGGCGCTACGCCACTGGTGCCCTTTGGATCATCCCTGCCAACACTCTGGACAGGTGGCAGCGGCAGCGGCAGCGGCGGGGGGGCACCGGGGACCCAGAGCTGGAGCAGTTGGACAAACCAGATCCCCTGGGGCCCTGGCGGTGGGGCATCGTCCGACAGTCCACCGGCGCCAGTGCCAGGGTCGGGCGGTGGCACCGTGCCCCCTGCACCGGGCGATGGTGGCCCCGGCGGCACCGCCACCAATGGCGAGGATTGCCCGTTGGGTTACGTGGGCCTGCGTTACCAGGCGGAGATTGTCTACTTGTGGATGCCTACATCATCTTTGAGCTATACGATGACCATCAACGCTAAGTCGGAGCTAGTCTACACAAATCTCCTGCCAAACTACAGCGGCCCATCATTCTCTGATCAGACAGGCCCGCCGTTCGACCCTGGCGCCGGTGGCCCTGGCTTTACCATGGCATGGACAGACCTAAATGGCAATAATCAATTCTTAGACTATCCCCTGTTGCTGAGGTCCGTCGTTAGCTTGGGTCCCATTGATGGCTGCGAGCCTCCCGAGGATGTGACCTACCCTGAACAGTACACAGTGCAGAAGGGCGATACGCTCTGGGGTATCGCAGAGAAGTATTACGGCGATGGCCGGAAGTGGCCGCTCATCTATGCTGCCAACTCTGGCACCATCGGCGCCAATCCTGATCTGATCTATCCCGGCCAGGTCTACGATATTCCGGAGCCATGAATACCCAGTTTCCTGATCTAATCCCTGCGGCTGCGCCGGTCACCTATGGCGACTGGCCTAGCAGCACACATCAGGCGATGAACGGCGGTAAGTCGATCATCCGTCATGGGTTCAGCGAGATTGGCCGCGGCCTGTCGCTGACCTTCCAGGGGTTGACAGAGCAGGAGTTCCTATGGATCCGCAACCACTACCGCGGCCATCGCTCCGGCTTCGACTATTTCGGGTTCTCCACTACCACGCTGCCAGCAGATCAGACGCCATCCGGCTACGTCTGGAAGTGGGCAGGCGAACCCAGGGTAGTCGATCGCTATGACAATGTGTTTGATGTAGCCTGTGAGTTCATCGCCATCCCTCGTAACATCACGAGATTTCGCGATGTTTACTGGCGGTCTCCCGCTAGCTCCCTAGCGCGCGGTGCCGGCTTTGCGGCTGGTGTGATCTTCAGGTCACCGGCCACAAGGCTGAGCCGTGATCCCGATTTCAGCCAGGTGCAGCTGCTGATTCATGGCAACGGTGCCAACAATGCGCAGGTCTTCACTGATTCCTCTAGCTATGCCCGTGCTATTACAGTCCTGGGCAACACTAAGACCAGTACCGCGCAGTCCGTTTTCGGTGGGTCTAGCATCTACTTTGACGGTACCACGGACCGCCTAGCATTCCCTGAGGTTGTAATCGGCGCCGGGCAAGATGCCTGCCTTGATGCATGGGCTAGGCCGGAGGACGTTAGCGACGTTGGCATCTTTGGCAGTGCTGCCCATGGCGATAACTGGCAGGCAATGGGTATCATCAATGGGCGGCTCAACTGTTACTGGGGCGCGGTGGACCTATACGGCGGCGCTGCTGGGACCATTGTGGCAAATACGGCATACTGGTTCAGGATCACGCGGGCCGGTGGCATCCTGCGACTGTTCATCAATGGCAGCCTGGTCACAACCGCTGGCACGGTGAACAACAATCTGATCCGCATCACCAACCTTGGCTATTCCATCTACCGCGGGGACTACAAAGGCTATCTGGCAGAAGCCCGGATCACCGTAGGCGCAGCCCGGAGCACTGCCAGCTATCCGCTGCCTACCGCCCCCTGGCCGAATAGCTAGCAGGCGCCGGCCGCGGCTATGATGGGGATGATCCGGTAGGTGCCATGGCGTCGATTGTCTACAACTCATTCCTAGGCGATGTGTTCACGGGGAACTGCAACACTACGCACACCTACAAGGCTCTGCTCACCACTAGCGCATACAGCGAGAATCGAGCGACCCACACGAAACGGAGCGACATCACCAACGAGGTAACCGGAACCGGCTACACAGCAGGCGGCATCGTGATCGTGCCGACGTTTGCAGTCAGCAATGCCAACAACCTAGGTACCCTTACAATTCCGTCCGTGTCTTGGACCGGTATTACAACCACAGCCCGTAAGCTGATCGTATATCGCAGCCGCGGCGGCGCTGCATCCGCTGATGAGCTGGTCTGCTGTGTCGACAATGGAGAGGATCTGATCGTGACCAGCGGGACCCTTTCAATCTCCTTCATCCGCTGGGAGATCCCCCTACCGCCGCCGGTCTGATGGCCACCTTCCCCGCCCTGGAGCCGATCGACCGCAGCTACGGCCTCGGGGCCCACCTGCTGTCAGCAGTCAGCGGCCAGAATGGCGATACCACAACCTTTGCCCATTCAGCCCTGGCGGCTGATGTGCCGATCGATCTGGCATTCCCTGATCTGACCCTTGCTCAGGTGCAACTGATCCGCAACCACTACAACAGCCAGCGTGGCACCGTACTACCGTTCGACATTCCGGCGGAGTTATGGCGCACCCATGCCAGTCTCCATGATGTGGTTCTGTCTGGTATGTCCTACCGTTACGGTGGGCCGATCTCTGAGACGCCAAAGCCTGGCGGCTTGTATGACGTTGCGGTTACCCTCGTCTCTCATTACTGATCATGGCCAACGCTAGGAAGTAACTCGATGATCGGCCTTATTCGCCTAATCTGTGAGCTACCGCTGGAGCCACCCGATTCGTGGGACGGCAGCCCGCTGGTGGTTGATGTTGACCCCGACCCCGACCGGGTTGCTGCTGAGGTCGCGAGGCTTCAGGCGGCAGGCTGGCGCCTGATTTCCGAATGGCCCCTATGACCACCTCTCCCACGTGGCCCGCCGGCATGGTCGGCCCGAAGAAGCGGCCGGCGGCAAGGTCGGGCGATCACCACCTGATCGTTAACGATGTCAACGAGACCTGCACCGCCTACAGCCACGACGGCCGCCGGCTGTGGCGTGTCCCGTGCCTGGCGCGGGGACGGGGCAAGGAGTCTGAATGGGAGCAGACCGGATCGGACACACCGCCGGGCCTCTACCTCTGCGGCAAGGTCTACCGCGACTACGACCAAGACCCAACCGCTCGATTCTCCCCCGACCGCCGCGCCTATGGGTGGTACTCGATCGACCTGGAGGGCCAGGAGGGCCAGGAAGGCCCCACCAGCCGGCCGTATCGCGACGGAATAATGATCCACGGCGGCGGGTCAGCCTGCGGCTGGCCGGGGGCCTGGGCGCCACGGCAGGCGCTTCACTCCACCCTCGGCTGCATCCGGATGCACAACCAGGACATCCGGTATCGAGTGCTGCCGTTGCTGGCGATGGGCCGGGTGTGGGTGTCGGTGCTGCAGGAGAAGTGAGCGCCTTCAGCTAGCCGGCGCCGCTTGCCCCTGGCGATTCAGGAGAGCGTGATAGCGGGCCATGAGGCGCGAGCGGCAGCGATCCTGCAGGCAAGCATTGCCGGCGCACACCTCCCAGCAGCAGCCCCCCTCCAGATCGCGGCTGGCATGGATCTGGCCATCATCGCCAGACTGGGGGCACGCTGCAGGGGATGGTTCCATGGGCGGGTGGCGGTTGGAGCGTAGGTTGAGTCTGGCCGCTGAGCTGAAGCTGGAAGCGGCCCGGCGGGAGGTGCCGCGGCTGCACCCGCATGAGGTGCACGCCCGGCTGGATTCGTTGTTGGTGCGCCATGCCGAACTGCAGTGTCTGTTCCGGCAGGCAATGATGAGGGTGGGGGAACTGGAGCTCCGGGCGGCGATTGCGGAACCGCCGCCGCCGTGGCCCATCCGGATATGGCATTGGATCGTCAGGCGGTGAGTTTCACCGCTCCACCCCATTGAGGCGATCGGCCACTAGCTGCGCATATCCGGCGACGTCATGCCAGCTGTCGGCATAGTCCGGGTCACCGTTGATGATCCGGCCGATCTTGTGGGCGATCATGTCGAGGGCCTCCTGCTGATCTGACGCCAGCACCTTGGAGCGGGCCACCAGCAACCAGCATGCGGAGGCGCCGCGATACGGCAGGTTGCGACAGCTGCCTGATGGCGCCGGGCCAACAGATCAGCCAGCGTGGGAGGCTCTAGGAGCATCGCCCACCTCCCGCTTTCCCTGCGCCACCGCAACCCCCGCACGTCCGATACCAGGGGCCCTCAGCGACCGAGACCCCATTCAGTTGCTGCCCACTGCCCCCGCAATGACTGCAGAGGCCGGTTTCTGCCTCCCACTGGCGCCGGGTTTTTGCGACTTGCTCGGCGCTGATCAGCACAGCACGCCACGGAACCAGTGGCGGCCATTTCGGCCGGCCTTTTCGTGGGCCGCGGCTGATGGTGCCGAGCGGCACCGCACCGGTCAGTTCAAAGCCCAGGGGATGCAGGCTCCGGTAGACGCCAGCTCGCCACTCTGGCGGCAGGCCGTGGACCCGCCGAGCCGTCAGCACGTGCAGGTCCGGTGGTTGGGTGTGTTCCATGGTGTCAGATGGTGGTGATGGTGAGTTGTTGCGCCAGCCCGGTAGCGGCTGGCATGATCTCCGGGTCCTGCATCATTAGCCGTAACCTCAATTCTGCAGCCCGTAACCGTTGCTTCAGCTTGCAGAATGTGATCCCCTCAGCCTTAGCCAGCGGCTTGAGTGCCAGCTGATCATGGCCATCGAGTCCGTAGTAGCGGCAGATCAGACCGCGCTGATCATCCGGTAGCCGATCGACTGCTGCCAGCAGATCGCCTACCCTCGATTCCTCCGGTTCCGGTGCCGCCAGCAGATCAATGAGCGGTGATGATTCCGGCCCTCCTACCTGTGCATCGAGGCTCCCTACCGGGGCGTTCATCACCAGCAGCCGCGCTAGGTCTTCCGGCCGCATTTCTAGCGCTGTTGCTAGCTCCAGTTGTGTCGGCTGCCGGTCCAGCTCGATTGTCAGCTGTTGTTGCATCCGGTAAACCTTTCGTTTTACATCCGCCAGATGAGACGGCGGCCGGATGGTATAACTTGATGAATCCCGCCAACGGTTGATCCCCTGCCGGATCCACCAATACGCATAGGTAGAGAACTTGTACCCTCTGGTAGGATCAAATCCTTCCGCAGCACGGACAAGCCCCAGTGCGCCAGCTTGCAGAATATCAGGCAGATCAGCATCGGTAACGTGGGCACCGAGGCCGCGGCGCTGTTTGTTGGCTGCATTGATCACCAACCTTAGGTTGCCGTTGATGATCCTTTCTCTGGCCCTAAGGCCGCGGCGGCGGATTGCATCCGGTGCCAGGTCAGGCCCGGCAGGATGATCCCGCCAGGCGCGAACCATGCCGCCAAGGTTGATTTCCTCGGCAGGTGTTAGCAGCGGATGCCGGCCTGCCTGGTTATGCCAGAAGGTGATGGCATCATTTTTCATGGCTACAAGGCAGCCATGGTAAGGGCCCCAACTGCAAGCATGATGGGAACCAAGGGATCACCACCATGAGTGAGGATCGCCATGGTAAGGGCCCCAACTGCAAGCATGATG